TGTTCAGGATCTATGCCTGCTTGCTTAAACTTATTTTCTACAGCTTTTTCAAACTTAGCATCTTCAAAAAACTCTGGTGGTAGCACAACTTCGCCAGGACGTAAATGTGCTAACTGCGTATCTTCGCCTTCGCCTTGCATAGCCAGCTCTTGAGCTTGTCCTGCCATAGGCGCCATACTTGATTGTTGTGCTCTTTGTAGCATAGACTCTAGAGTTTCTTTGTCTTGTGGCGACATACCTGCACTCTGCTGATCTTTAAGTATTTGCTCTACTGCTGCAACATCTTTATTTGAAAGAACTCCCTTCGCTCTGCTAAGACCTGACATTGTTGCACCCATTTGCATGTCACGATTAGATAAAGCGCCTTTAGGATCGGATGATATCTCTGCCATGCTATCACCTGTTAGATTTGCTATTCTTTGTTGTAGTCTTTCGCTTATCATGGCGTGCTTACTGTTACTGCTCCTATACTCATCGTTGCAGAGATTCCGGTTAAATAAGTTTGATGCTCATACAGGTTTCTAAACTGCGTTCCATCAAAGGCTTGGTGAACCTCTGTCGTTGAGTTAAATATAATAGCACCGGTAGCAAATTGCAACTCGCTAAGGTCTGTGGAGTTAAACGATTTTATGCTATCAGGATCAACAGAACCAAGGTTAATTTCTAAAATTCTTATTAATCTGTTAAAAGTATCTGCTGAAACGGTATCGCCATCAGCCAACGGCAATTGTGTAGGTAATAATTTGCTCATTATCTACGCCCGGATGGTTGAACTTCTACTCTTGTGCTGCCAAGCCTCCACTTGTAATTTTTTCTATCATTGACTGCATTATCATCGTCTGATTCAAAACGCAGTACAAACTGCCTAGCTCGTGATCGCAAAGATCCAAAAGTTGAGCTTGGGGTAATCTGTGTCGTCGAATCTGTTGCTAATGTTTGATTGTTAAAATCGCGTCTTTTAACCACAACATTTATAGCTGGATCTTGGCTTGTACCAACCTGATTAACAAACAATATATCTGGCAAGATGCGCTTTAAAAACACAAACCTATCGCCGTCTGCAATATCTATATCGGCTGATTCGACAAACACACCATCCATAGCGCTTTCATCATCGTTAAACCCTTTCTCGTGCTCGTAGATGCGCTTAGTTGAGCTTTCTTCACCAGCTGCTAATGGTTTGTCTAATACGCCTGCGGCCAACCAGCTGTAACGCTCTAGCGTGCCAATACTCCATGAACCTTCTTCATAGTTGTATATTGCGTATCTGGATATTTCAGTTTCGTTATCGGTGACCGATGGATAAAAAAACCAAATCTCAGAAAACTCTTCATTCAAACCAGCAAAACACTTAAAGGCTTGCGTATCATCGAGATCAGAAAATACATAATCTTGCACGCTACATGGTAGTTTTTGGACTGAGCCGTTGTAATAATAAAAACCTTTTTTGGACATGTAATAAACACCTCGCGGTGAATTAGTCGCAGCTTTAGGTCCTATTAAACCTGCGCCTTCGTTTATAAGATTGACGGCAAAGGTAAGCGGCGGTCCAATAAAATTCATCGAGTAAAGCGAGGTATCAGTCCAAATCAACACCTCTTGTCTTGCTTTTAAACCACCCACTATTGAAGAACCGGAAGATAATCTTAGTGATCCAGCAGTGTTAGTGGCTAATGGCTCAAACTCTAATGGGTTTTCTTGATCGCTAAATGCAATCAACATAGGATCTAACACGCCTGATCTTGAGCCACTGCTAATAGGATCAGCTCCTAAAATAATTAAATGCCTATCTGTTTCAGAGGTTATTACTTGCAAAGCTTTGGTCGGTACTAAGTTAGCGCCACTTGTAGTTGCTAAATTTACTGCTCTGGTGCTAACGCCATCGTTTTCTATCCATCTAAATATACCGCCTGCTCTTGGATTAATGATTAGATCTTCTCCATAATTATCATGCGTCCATAAACGCAGATTATTTGTGTCTGATAGCTCGGTAGCAGATCCCCATGATCCAGCACCCCAAGCTCCTACACCCCACCCAGTAGACGGCACGAATACATCTAAGCCTGAATTTAAAAGATACACTGCATCAGTTGATGAGCCGCCATTACCTGAATCACTAGCATTTGCGGTGACTGTAGCTCCGCTTGTATCTTTTGCGGTAATCTCGTAAGTGTTTGTGCCTGTAACTAATGAGATCTGGTATTCTTGATTGAGCACAGTTGCTGTTACATTCCCACCTAAGCTGACAGCGCTTGAAAATGTAACAAAGTCACCGTTTACAGCGCCATGACTACTGTCTGTTACTGTAATTATTGGTGATCCATTTTCTTTTTTTGCAAAAGTGGCTGAGTTAGTAGTGGTTTTTCTGATTGGCGTTATGTCGTTATATGCACCACCTTCTTCGATGTAGTACTTATTGGTTGTGCCAATGCCTAGATATTTTCTGCCGCCTAATGAAATCCATGAATGTAAGGCTCTCGCTGAACCTATTAGGGTGTCTGGAGATAACTTTTCCCAACCGCCTATTTTCTCGACTCTACCTTTTCTAAAACGTATTTTATCACCGTCTACCCAACCACCTTCGTTTGAGTAATCGGTCTCCTCTTTATTTATACCAGGCTTAAAATTAAGTTTTGATAGCGGCATGAGGCGACATCTAAGCTAACCTAATGATTGCGCCAGTCGCGGTAGCGCTAGGAAAAACTATAGTAAAATCTCCTGCGGTTGAGGTTTTGTCTCCACCAAAATCAATAGCTGCTACAGCTTTGTCTGATTGCGTGTCGTTGTAGATCAAACATCCTCTTGCTGTCACTGTAGCATTACTAAATGTTAAATCTGCAAAGTCACACACAGCTGTCGTGCCTGATGTGGTAGGCGTCACGCTTGTTAATGCAGAACCCCCAGAAGTATAGTTTGTGCCACTTGCTTGTCCTGTTGTGACAAAAGCCGTTGTGCCTGCTCCTAATG